GATTGTTTGGTTTTCTTTCGCATAGGTTTACGGTTATTTGTGTGTCTGTGTAGTAGCCGTAGCCAAAGCCTTGGCTCCAAGCTAAAGTGGCGCGGCGTGTCTTTGCATAGGAAGCGTCAAACTTCATCAGCATTCCAACGCAGTAAGCGGTAGCGGATTGCAGAGTCCTTCCCGGCTCCTGTCCTACTCGGTGTAGGTGTCCCATGATGCAGTTGCCAAATGTCTCCGCATGATCCCTGATGGCAGACATGTTGAACATGTAGCCGTGCAAGAACTTGTGACCACCAAGAGTGTAGTTTGAACGAATGTCGTATTCGTAGGTTCTAGCCTTTAGCTTCTTCGCGGTAGCCTCAATCTCTTGGATAACGATAGTCGCAGCGTGTGCAGCGAGAGCGTTAGGAGAATGCGCTAGCTTAAACAATCTGTCCTCATGATTGCCGTAAAGGATATGTTGTGGCCGAAGCTCCTGTAAAAAATCGACACCAGCGGCGAGGTCTTCAGCTACAGATGCAGCTCTGTCAGCAGCATTAGGGTCTGACATTGCACCACCCCTAGCAGCCGCCATGTCCACGAAGTCTCCGAGATGAATGGTCGTGTCAGGGCGAAAGCGGGATTGGAACGAAAGCACAGAGTCCCTAGCCTCTGGGTCGATGTGATCCCCGTGAGAGCAGGATACCGCCATCCACTTCTTCCATTTCTTTGTGATGTTAAACGGCTGGAACCGCTCGCTGATTTTACTTTTCATTTTGGTAAATCGTGGCATTCAAAGTCGTCCTCACTGAACATTGGCTTACCCTTCGCGTCTAGGAATGGGAAGTGTCGAAGACAACTGTAGGCTCTGTCTTCAATTTCTGACACCTTCTTTGGTCTAGTGGAGTGGTGAAGCAATTCGCGGAGGAATTTCTGTGTCTTCCAAAGCGAGTGATATTGTTCGTAGCGTAAGCTCATTTTAATTCTGGATGTTGTTTGGCATCTGCTGGTGTAAATACTTTTAGGAACATATCGGTTGATCCGATCCAGCTAAAGCCATGCCCCCATGCTATCGTTTCTTCAGGGCTAGACATGCAAACCTGTTGGTCTTTACCGCAGCCTTGTTCATTTCCGCGAAAGGTCCACCAGCTACCGGGTTTTGGAAGTATCATTTGTGTGTAATAGTTCTTGCGGAAACTTGTTCAGTAGGTCCATCAGCGCAGCCTCGCCATCAATAACGGCATCCTCGCTCAATTGTGGGAATACAGCATGGAGGACTTCGTGAAGCGCGGTAGAGAGAACGCTGTCTGGATCAGGCTCAACAAATATCTTGTGATCTTCGGCGACACAAAGGCCGATGTCGTCATCTTCAACACCGATATAGTCGTCTTCAGTTGGCTTTTTGAAGATAATCTTCCAAGGCTCATCACTGATTCGGACTGTTAGCCGTTTGAATCGCACGGTATTAGAATGGCAGATTCTTTTAAGAAGTCAAAAGATATTTTTATATGCCTGTGTAAGTAGCTGAATTGCTACCACTTCACCCTGTCCGCCCAATATGCCGCAGACATCTTTCCCTTCGCAATGTTCTTGGCGTGTCGAGCCTTGAAGCTCTCTCTGCGCTTTCGGTATGATTCAGACTCTCCTTCTTTCTTTGGAGAACCTGATACCCCCTGTTGCCCGAAGCGAATTGTTTTAACCTTATTCCCTTCCTTCGCCAAAACTACATGGGATTTCTTAGCTCCCGGTGTCCTCTTAGGCTTGTTCACGCCAGACACACCGAGTCGTTTCATCGCTGCTTTAATGGCTTCGCTCATTGCTTAATGCCTCTCTAATTATCTGCCGCACATGATTAATCTGCCGCGCCTTCAAGCACTGCCTCAGTATCTCTTTCAACTTCTTGTTCTCTTTAATCAACGCTTCGGTATCACTCATAAAAGGCTAGCTTCGCAATCATGTAAAAGGCTGCTAGCGATACTGACATAGACAGCATCGCTAGTATTAACAGCTTGTATTCTTTGCTGGTCATGCAGGATTAAAAGCCCTTCTCAAGCTCGCGGTATCCACGCTGCATCCTGCCGTAGTCGCTTTTAGCGCGGCCAACATTGACATCAATAGCCCCCTTTACCGTGCGCTTTGCCTTCTCAAGCAATGAAGGTTCTTTATAGATACTTTCTGGCTGCTCGCCATAATACTTTTTAGCGAAACGCTTGTAGTCTTCCTCATCAGTTTTTACGCCGGAATACTTTTTATTAAATGCTTCTTTCAGGGCTTTATTTTCTAGGTCCATATATTTGTTTCTATTGTTAAACTATAAACTTCTTACTGAATTCTAACGCATTGTTCCATCTGTTCTGCAAGCCAGCCCAAAACTTTGCTCTGGCTCCTACAGGTGGAGCAACGCGAATCTCGTATGTTTCCCTAGCACTACGCAGGTTGTCAAGAAGTGATGCCACATTCTTTGCTGCTTTAGCTAGAGTTGTCTTCGTTACAGGTCCAAACTTTCCGTCATCAGCAATACCCAACGCAATCTGCAAGATTCGCAAGGCGCCTTTCGGTCCTCGGTTAAATGCAGCATCGCGGAGGAATGCTTCTAGCGGAGCCAGTTCAGTCCACGCCTTAACGACATCTGTGTATTCTACGAGATACTTCTTGGCGTATGCCTCTGCCTGTGAATGACGGTTACTGTCGATAAGATTCTTGAGATGCGTTGCAGCCTTTGGATGGTATCTATCGTTGATACCTGCAACTTCAAATGCGCCACCACCGTCAGCCTTAGGTAGCGGATAAACTTTAAGTCTGCCGAGCTTGTCCTTACGAGCCTCGGACTTCAGAATGAAGTCTCCCATCTCTAGCCGTTCTGCCTCGGTAGCCATATCAGAAATCAGCCGAACCCTTAATCTCACCCTTGATTGGAAGAACACTAACGCTGACCCACAGGCTATCCAGCAAGCGGATTAGAAAGTGTCTGTCGTCAACGATTGGCATTACTCTGATAGGGTTCTCATACCACACATGCGAAGGATAGGCTTGAGCGTAGCAGTTGAAGGAAAGAAGAAGAATAAACAGACCGAGTAGCTTGCTTCGCACAGGCTTGGCTTTACGCACTTCTGCATTCGGGTTGAACTGACCGCCCGGTTTAGTCCTGCGAATCGTTTTACGGGCCTTTACGCGCCCGTAAATAGCCAATCCTGCACCGAGTGATTCCATCGCCAGAGTAACGATGTCGGTCAACTCCTCGTTAACAATATCAACCTTGAGCCATTTCAAGACTTGAGCCAGCAGCATAACGACGATTCCGATAATCGTCCGGCTCTGCCACCATGCCTTCTCGTCGTTCATTTATCGGTCAGCTTGGCAAGAGCAAGCTCGATAGCGAGGTTGACTGCACGATTAGATGCGTTGATTCCCTCGCGGGTTGCTGCATCTTTAATCTTATCCACGGCAATCTTACGCTTCTCGTCGCCGCTTTTATCCGAAGTTAGCAACGAAGACACGACTTCCAGCGCGATAGGAAGCAGTTCCTTCAAGAGGGAACTAGCCGAGTCGCGGAGGATTGGAATGATAAACTCGATAACTGATTTAGATGCTCCAGTAATAGCGGAGATAGCTTTGATAAGTAGTGTTTTCATTTTTTATCTTTGTCGTTACTGCGTTTCTCAATCATTACAATAATAGAAACTATCGCTGCAATAGTGCCGAAAGCAAGAGATGTAATCCGTAGCCACTGCTCAACATGAGGCAGGACTGACACGATAACTGCTAGAAGGCTTGTTGCGGAACCCATAATACCGGGATGATGTGGGGCTGACTGAGGATCGAAATTCATTTAAGCGAACATAATTTAATTGTTTAACAATATTCAATAATTATTTCAGGTAATCGTTAGAGTTGATGTAGCCGAGTCGTATGTTCCAGAGCGACCAGCAACGCCAGTTCCTGTAAGTGTGACGGACAATCCAGTTTGAACCGTTGATCCGATAAAGAACTTGAATGTGTCACCGATTGTCGGAGCGATTGTGAAGTTCGCAGTAACAGATGTATTCGTGAATGTAACTTGGTTACACTTGTTTCCCGTATTCACTTGGAACGAAGCGGAAGAAACAATCAGGTTTCCAGCAAGGGTTGATGTCGATCCTGTATATGTATTAACGCCAGTAAGAGATACATTGCCTACTCCTTGTTTAACTAGCCCTCCTCCTGTCCCGTCAGTAGTAAGCGCACTCGGAATGTTAAGCTGACCAGCAGAAGGATTAAGAATAGCGCCACCGGACTTAACAACGCACGATACTGTTGACGGTATCGTCATTGTATTAAGACTTGTGAATGCTCCACCGTTGAAATTTATAGTTGCTGGTCTAGCGGTAGCATGCGTTACGCCAGTAGTTGTCAGCGTTCCTCCATTTACATTTAATACAGCAGATACACCAACGCCGCTTCCGCGATTTAGAATAAGGTTACCCGTATTGATTGTTCCTGTTCCAGAAACAGTTAATGTCCCAGCACCAGTTCCACCACCGCACTCAATACCGGGTGTCGTGAAAGTTCCTCCTGATACATTAATTAAGCAAACAGCGCCAGCCAACCAAGTTCCACTAGTGCTAGTGCTAACCGTCCCGCCAGTTTGATTGAATGTTCCATTACCACCGCCATTATCGCCAAGCATCATTCCGCCATTAAGTGTAACAACTGCTGATCCACTTACATTTACGGTTGCTGTAGTTCCCGCACTGACTGCGAGTTGGAAGCCACGCACACCGCTTCCAGTGAATGTCTGTGTAAAATTACCGCTGATATTTAATATTGGATTGGCCGCACCATTGATATTGACAGCATTTGTTGCAGTATAGGTTCCAGAGAATGTAGCTTCTCCTGCGCTAATCGTATTGACTCCAGTATAAGTATTACCAGAACCAGACATTGTTAATATCCCAGTTCCGGTT